GCAAAACCCTGATTCTCGTCGTGCTCAGATGGTATACAATCGTCCATCTATCTGGACTGAATTCGATGAGAATGGTAAGTCTGATTTCATTTGTACGAATGCTCAAACATTTTATATTCGTGATAATATATTGCATATGGTATCACAAATGCGTTCTAATGATGTAGTGTTCGGTTACAAGAATGATTATGCTTGGGCACAACATCTTATGGATAAACTTGTAGATGATTACAATGCATTGGCTTATGTGCATGAAAAAGCACCTATTGAAAAAGGTATGTTGACATGGCAAGTAATGAACTTACATGTATATGAAAGGCATTTTGATCTTGTCAAATAAATGGAACAATAGATACTTAGAACTTGCTGAACAAGTAGCAAGTTGGTCTAAAGATCCTTCAAGTAAAATAGGATCTGTTGCAGTTGGTGATAAAGGTCAAATCTTATCGCAAGGCTACAATGGTTTCCCACGTGGAGTTAATGACTCCGAGGATCGATATAATGATCGACCCACTAAATATAAACTAGTAGTACATGCTGAGATGAATGTCATCTACAATGCTACATATAACGGAGTATCTTTACATGGATCAACTTTATTTGTGTTTGGTCTTCCTGTCTGTTCTGATTGTGCTAAAGGCATCGTCCAAGTAGGAATCAAAAAAATCGTAATGCCCTCTCAAGATATACCTGCTAATTGGCAAGATTCTTGGGCATTAAGCAAATCAATATTTGAAGAAGCTGGAGTTGAATATGAATTCTGTGATTACAAATCCAATATCTAATATACCTGTTAATGAGAAATCTCATGTACATGGTTGGACACAAATATGGCGGGATCAATTAGGATCTTGTATTGACCATAAGTGTACACCTAAGGTAAAATCATATGATAGGGTTTACATTGATCACGGTGCAAACTTCGGTGGAACATTAAATCTTTTTGGTGGAGCAACTAAAGAGGTTTTTGACCGTATTAATCTCATTGCTTCTTGTAATGATATTATTTCGCTTGATCATGATATGCCGAATTATGGCGAAATGCTTAAGAAACGTATTGGTGCTAATACCACATACGAAGGCATAACTGAAGAATGGTGTGACCGACTAAGTTCAAGATTGTCCTCTGTTTCTTCAATGAAACAAGAAAATCTTAAAATGAAAGGAATGACAATTGGTGACAGTCATACAAGCTCTTTTAGCCACCGTAATGATATGGTGTTTCGTAACGATGGCAAAACTTTACACGGGGCGCTTAAAGCAGGCATTCGGTCTCTCCTCAGAGGAGTTACTCCGTTTGGTACAATCACTTTATGTTTGGGTTCTATTGATATTCGGCATCATATATTACGACACAATGATTTCGTTCTTAAAAACTTTATTCGGGAGTATGTAACTCAAGGTAAAGCTTTGGAGACCATGTATGATTGTAAAGTATTCTTTGCTGCTCCAGTTCCAGTTGAGTTCGAGGAAAGACGTATACCTAAATCTGGGTTCTACAAGAAAGAACCATTCTATGGATCATGGCAAGAACGTCATGATTTGACAAATAGGTTTATTGATGAATTGTACAAACAAGCTGGATCTGTTGTTATGCCACCAGAAGAATGGTATACTATGAATCCTGAAACATATGCTAAAACCTATATGGAGCATGGATCTTCTTTCCATATTGCTCCGCCATTTTATAGAAGAAACGATTGGGGAGTAACCGGACTTGGCGCATAATAAACATATAATTGATGGAGTGAATAAAGATGTCGGACCTTTATATACAGCTGAAGATGCTAGAGATGAATTTCTTTACCTTGCTTATGATTGGGAAGATCCTAATCCTGTACCTCGTATTACCGTTCATGATGGTATTAGGGTTGTCAGGGATGATGACTTGGTTGGTAGCAAAGTCCGCGGGGGTGATTGTCTCATCTCTTCGCTCCCTGATCATATTGATACCATTGTTTATGTTCAGCCTCGTACTGGTCTTGCTGGTGTTTCTCTGCTTGATGTAGCAAAGCGACATGGTAAGAAGGTAAGACTATTCATGCCTTCTTCTAAACGTATATCAATGCATCAGGCCTGCTGTATAGAACGTGGATGTGAATATGAATTCCATCGTATTGCAGCAATGCCTAACTTAAACTTGATTGCGAAGAAGTGGGCTGATGCTCATCCTAATGCATTCTTTGTTCCGTTAGGATTAAAACATGAATTAGTAACCGCTGGTATTGTAAAGGTAGCATACGAAAATATAAAAGAACCAGATGAAGTCTATACGGCCACGTCCACGGGCGTGCTCACACGGGCACTTCAAATAGCTTGGCCTAATGCCAAGTTTACTTCTGTTTGTGTATCACGCAATATGAAAGCTGGTGAACTTGGTGTAGCAGAACCGATATCAGAACCTCTTGCATTTACGGCATCAGAGAAAAAAGAAAACCTTCCGCCATTCCCTAATATCGATACATATGACGGTAAGGTGTGGAAGTATATACCTAAGAACAGTGATAAAGATATCTTGTTCTGGAATGTAGGTGCGGAACCTGTATTAGAAGATGAAACTATATACGATCGAATTGATTCATATAGAGATTGGGTGAAGAATGAAAAAACAGTGGCTGAATGAAGAAGCTTTAGATGTATTCTCGGAATACTATTATCCTCGTGCTAAATGGTTACAAGATAATGTAAACTGGGGAAATCTAGATTATAAATGTGATGAAGCTGATAAAGCTGTCAATGATCCTTTAATGCAGACTATTGACATATATGATTGTTATACTCGTAATGCTGCTGGTTTCTCTAATGTACTTCAAGACTTATGGTTTGGATCTAAGACTCCGAAATGGCGATGGCAGAATGAAGAACGCCGTGCACTTAACAAATCAAATGATTCTATTCAATGGAATTTAAAAACCTGGTTATATGTATTCTTATGTCATAGGATTATGGGATCAGGTGCATCATTCGAAAATGATCATGGATATCGTAATAATGTAATACAATTCTGGGGTAGATTTGAAACTATTGATGAGATGGCAAACGATCTTGTATTCAATAAAAAGCAAGGGAAGTCAATGTTCACATCCATTGGCAACCAACCACCTGCGCCAAAAAAAGGTACATCTAATGTAGATTTTATGACGCGTGAATTACCAACTTTGATAAATAATTTCACAGAATGGTTACAAAAGGAAACCCGTGGTCATAAAGATATTGTTGATTATCTTAATGGCTATAACAAAGAAGTAGGCCACCGAAAATTTAATTTCGTGTACGCTGCCTTTTCTATGGATTGCTCTGATTACTTCCCTCAATATGTTAATGTAGATAGCCATACCTATTTAGGAAACAATGCTGTCCGCTGTATGAAAAGGCTCTCAACAGGGTGGAAACCAGACGACTTTATGAACCTGCTGGTAGAACGTACCGGTGGAAAAGCAAAAGACCTTGAAGATGTGATGTGTGACTTTGTTCGCTTTGGTCAAAACTATGTACCTCGTGGTAATGGTACATTTGATCACGTATCTGCAGACCTGATGAATGCTTCAGGCTGGGAATCAGGATGGGAACAAAGACAAGGTACACCGCCAGAAAAGGGTGTACAACTCGATGAATTTATGGTATAATATACCTAATGAAACTTATAGGAGAAATATATGTCTGTAATGGATAGACTAAAGAAGAATTCGAAAATCAAGGGTACAGACATCCTTGCTAACTCGAAGATCTTCTCACAACAGGACTTTGCAAGTACGCCAGTCCCAATGATTAATGTGGCTCTATCAGGCGATCCTGATGGTGGTCTAGGCTCTGGGCTAACGGTCCTTGCTGGTCCATCAAAGCACTTTAAGACTTCATTTGCTTTGCTTATGGCAGCAGCATATATGAAGAAACATCCAGAATCTATCATGTTATTCTATGATTCAGAATTTGGTTCACCACAAACATACTTCGAATCATTTGATATTGATACATCACGTATCTTGCATACACCTATTACTGACGTAGAAAAGCTTAAGTTTGATCTAGTATCTCAACTTGAAGCTATTGAGAAAGATGATCGTGTGATTATCGTAATCGATTCTATTGGTAACCTTGCTTCTAAGAAAGAATTAGAAGATGCTATCAATGAGAAATCAGTTGCTGATATGTCTCGTGCTAAAGCTTTAAAAGGTTTGTTCCGTATGGTTACGCCATATCTTACAATGAAGAATATTCCTTTACTTGCTATCAATCATACTTACAAAGAGATTGGTTTGTTTCCAAAGGATATCGTTGGTGGTGGTACAGGTATTTACTATTCAGCTGATAACATCTGGATTCTTGGTCGTCAACAACAAAAGACTGGTACAGAGATTAAAGGTTATAACTTTATTATCAACGTTGAGAAATCACGTTTTGTTAAAGAGAAATCTAAGATTCCGGTATCTGTAACATGGGATGGTGGCATTGAACGTTACAGTGGTTTACTTGATATTGCAATGCACGGTAACTTTGTTGCTAAACCTTCTAATGGATGGTATTGTAGAGTTAATCAAGAAACTGGTGTCCTTGAAGATCCTAAATGCCGTGAGAAAGAAACACTGACTAAAGAGTTCTGGGAACCTATCTTCGCAGAAACTAATCTCAAAGAATACATTAAGTCTCATTATACCATTGGATTAAAATCAATGCTTGGTGAAGATGTTGATGTATTTAGCGATGTACAATCGGAGACAACCAGTGTATAATGTAACCACAAATGATTATAAATTCGTTGAACGTGCTGATGACGACTTTTATACTGTTGAGCTTACTACCGGCGATTGGGCTGGTACTAAGTATCAATATGGTAAAGTAAGCGCTAAGATTGAAGAAATCAATGATGATGAAGATGGTATTGCAAGGCTAAACTTTATGTGGACGCTAATTGAAGGTGATGATTCTCTATTAGAAAATTCTAGCTTTCAAGACTATATAGGTAAAGTATTGCAAAACATTTTAGAAGATGCTTTTGACAGTGGTAATTACAAGATAGGAAATGATGATGATAGCAAACGTACCGACAACGATTCTGCGGAACCTATTAACCAATGATGAGTTTACCCGTAAAACTATTCCTTTCTTAAAGAAAGAATATTTTGAGGGTGCACAGCGGTTCGTATTTGATGAAATATTAAAGTTTGTTAGTAAGTATAACAAACTGCCAACCCCTGAAGCGTTGTCTATTGAATTAGATAACGCTAATCTTCCTGAGCAAACACATATTCAAGCTCATGAAGTTGTAGATAGTATTAAGGAGTTCGTCCCAGATGATATGGGTTGGCTCCTTGAATCATGTGAAAAGTGGTGTCAGGATCGAGCAATCTATCTTGCCATCATGAAGTCGATTGAAATTATTGATGGTCGTGATGAGAAACAGACAAAGAATGCTTTGCCTGAAATCTTATCTGACGCTCTTGCCGTTTCATTCGATACTAACATCGGCCACGACTATGTCGGTAACGCTGATGCTCGGTATGACTTTTATCATACTGCTGAAGAAAAATTGCCTTTTGATCTTGATAAGTTTAATCTTATTACAAAAGGTGGTTTACCGAAGAAAAGCCTAAACATCGCCCTTGCTGGTACCGGTGTTGGTAAATCTTTATTTATGTGTCACTGTGCTGCTGGTGCATTGACCGATGGTAAAAACGTTCTTTATCTGACCATGGAAATGTCAGAAGAAAGAATAGCTGAACGTATTGATGCTAACTTGTTTAACGTGCCTATTGATCAACTTGAAAATCTATCGAAAGATATGTTTCATAATAAAGTAAACAAGATCGCATCCAAGACTTCAGGCCAATTGATTATTAAAGAATATCCAACTGGTTCTGCGCATGTCGGCCATTTCCGTGCATTGCTCAATGAACTTAAACTCAAAAAAGACTTTGCACCGGATATTATATTTATTGATTACTTGAACATCTGTGCATCGTCCCGCATAAAAGGATTAAGTGGTGGTATCAATACATATTCCCTCATCAAATCTATTGCAGAAGAGATTCGCGGACTTGCAGTCGAATACAACGTGCCCATTGTATCAGCGACTCAGACAACTCGAAGCGGATATGGATCGAGTGATGTCGGTCTCGAAGACACGTCTGAATCATTCGGATTACCTGCTACAGCTGATCTTATGTTCGCCCTCATCTCAAACGAAGAACTCGAAGGACTAAATCAAATACTTGTTAAGCAGCTTAAAAATCGTTATAA